TGGTATGATGAATGATATGATAGATTTACAATGGCAGAAGTAGAATTACCAGGCGGAATAAAATTTAAAGGTGGCAAGATTTTTGTCATACTTACAGCTTTGACTACAGCTGGTGGGGCACTATGGGGTGGTTTTGAATTTTACAAAGATTATCTCACAATGAAAGAACAGATACAAGAATACGTAGCACCAGACCTATCTGGCTTTGATAAAGATATAGCTGTTATGAAAGAAGAAATGGACAGCAAGACTGATCTAATACAAACAGAAGTAGAAATGCTTATGTCTGAAATGGAAATGATGATGCAAGAAATTAGACTTGTGGCAGATGTAGCTAATGAATTAAAAAACGATTTACGACAAGATGTCAGAAGAGTAGAGAAAATTGTTAATGACGTAGAGCAACAAGTTAAGATTGACTCCAGAGAAAATTCTGCAGATCTAAAACATACAAGCAGTGAGATTGAGGCAAACATGGAAGAATTAAAAGATGATCTGGAAGCAGCCATGATTGTGCTACAAGAAAAAATAGATAAGCAAATAAAATCTGCATTATCTAATCCTTTATCACAGATGAAGTAATGGCCAAAACGCCTTCTAACGAATACTTTACACCAGTCAAAAAAAGGACTAGTATAGGTCGTTCTTCACGCACTAGGCCAAAGAATAAAAACAAAAGACGTCAATATGTTAAATACAGGGGGCAAGGATGACTAAATTATGTCCAAGAGGTAAAGCTGCAGCTAAACGTAAATTTAAGGTTTATCCTAGCGCATATGCTAATGCCTATGCTTCTAGAATATGTGCTGGTAAAATAAAAGACCCAAGTGGTAAAAAAAGAAAAGATTTTAAAGGTCCAAAAAGAGCTATGGGCGGAGTTATAGATTTTAATAAACTTTCACAGCAACGTAAAAAAGTATCTGCTATGAACAAAGGTGGAATGGCTAGAGCTTGCGGTGCTATAATGGAAAGCAAAAGAAAAATAACTAAGTTTAGTTAATGGCTAAAAGTGGTCTTGATAAATGGTTTGCTCAAAAATGGGTAGACATAGGCAGCAAGAAAAAAGATGGATCTTTTTCTAAATGTGGAAGATCAAAACAAAAAGCAGATGCTAAACGTAAATATCCTAAATGTGTTCCTCTTGCAAAAGCAAGACGAATGAGTGAAGGACAACGAAAATCTGCAGTACAAAGAAAAAGAAGTAAAGCACAAGGTGTTGGTGGTAAACCAACAAATGTTAAAACATTTGCAAAAGCTTCTGGTGGATTAATATCTAATAGCAGAAGAGCTGGAGCAGCTGTAAGAGGTTTTGATTTCAAAGGTGTCTTTTAATGCCTTTAAATCAAAAAGGCAGAAAGATAATGAAATCAATGAAAGGTACCTACGGTAAAGATGCTAAAGCTGTTTTCTATGCATCAAAAAACAAAGGAGTAATAAAAGGTGTTGAAAAGAAAAGATCCAAAAAAGGGAACAGGAAAAAAACCTAAAGGTAGTGGAAGACGTCTTTATACTGACGAAAACCCTCGTGATACTGTTGGTATTAAGTTTGCTACACCTAGTGACGCCAGAGCGACAGTTGCAAAAGTAAAAAAAATTAATAAACCGTTTGCTAGAAAAATACAAATCCTAACAGTGGGGGAGCAAAGAGCTAAAGTTATGGGTAAGTTAGAAGTAGCAAGTATATTTAGAAAGGGTAAAGATGTCATTAGAAGAGGAAGTAAAAAAAGACGTACGTAGATGGTCTGAAATTTATTTAGAAGTTCCTAATGTTCATTTAGGAGGTTATCCAGCATGTCCTTTTGCAAAAAAAACTTGGACAGATAATAAGGTTGTCGTAGGAGTAAAGAGAAAACACAAATGGTATAAATCAGAATTAAATGGTTATTTAAAACACCTTGATTTTAGTGTTCATGAGCTATTGATATTTTGTGACCCTTACTTTAACTATAGTCTTGAAGATTTTCAAACGGCGATAGATGAGTACAATTATTGGTATAATAAAAAGGATATATTTTTTATGGGTTTTCATCCCAGCAACCCAGCAAACGAGGAGGAGCAAGAGTTCCTCGTCACTCCAAATGGGAGCACCCCGATTATAGAAGACAGCCTCAACTACTCTATGATGTTGGCACAAAAGTTCTCGCAATTACAAGAAGCTTCTGATAAACTACACAAAGCTGGTTACTATAAGAAGTGGCCAAAAGGGTATTATCGAGACGTCGTGGTATCTAGGGCTAAAACATATAAACGAATATTCGGAGGTCGACATGATGGGTAAAAAGAAAATGGCCATGAAACGTGGTGGCAAAGTTAAAGGTAAGAAGAAAGCTGTAAAAAAACGTGGCGGCGGCATGATGGAAAAAGCTATGGGTGGTGCAATATCACCTCGTAAGAAAATGGCTATGGGCATGATGGGCGGCGGTATGGCTGGCAAGAAAAAATCTGCTATGAAAAAAGGCGGTATGGCTGGTAAGAAAAAAGCTGTCAAAAAACGTGGCGGCGGAATGATGAAGAAAAAATAGATGCCAACTTATGCATCAACAGCTGCTTTTGATTTAGCTATAGATGATATAGCTGAAGAGGCTTATGAACGTTGTGGTTTGCAAATACGTGGTGGATACGATTTGCAGACTGCAAGACGTTCTTTAAATATTTTATTAGCAGAGTGGGCAAATAGAGGATTAAACCTTTGGACAATACAATTACAAGAAAAAACAATTACAGCTAATACAACAAGTGTTTCAGGAACAAGTTTATTTGGATCTAATGCAAATGATAGTCAACAAATAGTTGATATTACAGATGTAGTTTTAAGGGACAGTAGTAATAATGATTTTGCTGCTACTTCAATTAGTAGATCTACTTATTTTAATTTTACAACTAAAACAACCAGCGGAAGGCCAACTCAATACTATTTTGAACGTACGATAAACCCAACACTATTTCTATATCCCGCAGCAGATGTAGCTTACACTCTAAAATATTATGCTCTTGTTCGGATGTTTGATGCTGGCGACTACACAAATAATGCTCAAATCCCTTTTCGTTTTCTTCCATGTATGACCGCTGGTTTAGCTTATTACATTAGTATGAAAAAAGCTCCAGAAAGAATTGGAACATTAAAACAAATTTATGAAGATGAATTTCAAAGAGCTGCTGATCAAGACGGTGAAAGAACTAGTTTGTTTCTTACTCCTAAAACTTATTTACCTAGTATTTAATGTCTAAGTTTGCATCTGGTAAGTTTGCAAAAAGAATATCTGATAGATCAGGTATGGCATTTCCATATAATGAAATGGTTGAAGAGTGGACTGGTGCACGAGTCCATACAAGTGAATATGAGCCTAAACACCCACAATTAGAACCTAGACCAATAGTTCAGGATCCTCAATCCCTACAGTTTGCAAGATCTCAAATAGCTAATTCAACATGTTTTGTAGGATTAATAGGAGTTAATACAAATAGATTTGCTAGTGTTGGAATGCAACCAAAAACTCAATCAAAAGAGACTAGGTTGTCAACTAAAGCAGGAAATGTTACAGTGAGCACATCATGACCGATTATTCTGATCTTTTATCTAATGTAAGAAACTATACTGAAACAGATTCATCTGTTTTATCAGATTCAATTATTCAAGAATTTATAAATTCTACAGAAGATAAACTTAGAAGAACAGTCGACTTAAATTATTACAGAAGATATGACACTGCTGATCTTACAATTAACAATCCCTTTTTACCTTTACCATCAGATTGGGAAGCAACAAGATACATACAATTAATAGATGGTTCAAATAATAGAACTTTCTTGATACAAAAAGATATTTCGTTTATGAACGAATATGCGCCAAATAGAACGTCAACTGCAGCAGCTACTCCCAAGTATTATGCTGTGTACGATAATGACACTCATATGTTGGCACCAACCCCGAACGCTGCATTAACTGTAGAGCTCGCATACACGTATAAGCCACCTGTATTATCCAGTACGACAACATCAAATTGGGTAAGTCAGAACGCTCCAAACGTGCTATTATATGGTTGTGTCTTAGAGGCACTTGGATACTTGAAAGGTCCAGCCGATATGATACAATACTATGATAAAATGTATAATCAGTCTGT